GGGGTATGCAACTAATGCAACCGGCTTCATAGTCGGATGATCGGCATTCTTTTTCGGCTTATCAAACTCCCAGATAGTAGATTGCTTGCGGTCGGAATACCATAGATGCTTGCCTTTCTTTTTCCACCCAAACAGTACCGGCTCATGCTGCCATTGGTATGGTGAGCGGCCAAGAACAAGAGATTGCTTTTTCCATATACAGGTGCCAGAAAGATAAAAACCAGCATCTGCAAAAGCCCTTCTGAAATTCAAGCCTTCTGTATCGGCATGAAACACGTAAATACTGCCGTCCTGCGACAGAGCATGTTCTGTATTCCTAAAAGCATCAAGCAGGAACTGATAAAAAGCATCGTTGCCCATATTGTCGTTTTTGATTTTTCCGGCTGAACCTTCATAGTTGACATTGTACGGCGGGTCAGTGACCACAAGATTTGCTGTTTTACCATCCATCAAAGTATCAAAGGTTTCTTTCTTCGTACTGTCTCCGCAGACCAGCCGATGCCGTCCAAGTATCCATACATCCCCTAAACGCGAAACAGCGGGCTTTTTCAGCTCGCTGTCCACATCGAAATCATCTTCTTTAATTTTATCCCTGACACTATCCTTGAATAGGTCATCTATTTCGCAGGGGTCAAAACCGGTAAGTGAGACATCAAAATCCGCAGCATTTAAGTCTGTAATGAGAAGCGCCAATTTATCTTTGTCCCAATCGCCACTGATTTTATTAAGCGCTATGTTAAGCGCCTTTTCTTTTTCCTCATTCATCTCGATGATTACACATTCCACTTCGCTAATTCCTATACTAATCAGCACTTTCAAACGCTGATGACCGCCGACCACATGTCCCGTAGTTTTGTTCCATATAATAGGTTCTACATATCCAAACTCCTCAAGGGAGCGTTTCAGCTTTTCATACTCTGCATCCCCCGGCTTTAAATCCTTCCTGGGATTATACTCGGCAGGGATGAGCTGTTCTATCTTTAACTTCTCTATCAGCATACTTCTCCACCGCCTTTCTTAATTCACTGGACTTATTCACATCTTCCCAAGGGAAAAGACAGCTATTGAAATGTCCATAAACTGCCGTATCGGAATAAATTACGTTGCGCAGGCGCAGTTTTTCTATAATTGCAGAAGGTTTGAGACTGAAAACCTCCTGAGCCGCAAGGGTTAGTATCTCATCAGGCACAATACCGGTGTTTAGGTTGTTAACAGAAAAAGCCACCGGATTTGCTTTACCGATGGCATAGGATACACCGACTTCACACCTTTTTGCATAGCCGCACCAAACTATATGCTTGGCTATGTATCGAGCCATATATGTGCCACTTCTATCAACCTTGGTGGGGTCTTTACCAGAAAGTGCCCCACCACCATGGGATGCAAGCCCACCATAGGTATCAACCATCAGCTTTCTTCCGGTAAGTCCTGTATCGGCTGCGGGACCTCCCTCCACAAATCTACCGGACGGATTTATAAGAATCTCAGTATCGTTATCAAAAGGAAAATCCTCAAAGCACTGCCAGAGGACATTATTTAAAATATCTGATCGAAGTTCCTCTTGAGTTTTGTCCTCTATATGCTGAACTGAGACAACTACGGTTTTTACCCTTACAGGAGTATCGCCGGCATATTCTACTGTAACCTGTGCTTTGCCATCTGGAAGAATGCCCTTTATGAGTTTACCTTTGCGGACATCATCCAACCGCTTCACGATCCTATGTGAGAGTACTAGCGGAAGGGGGAGCATCTCTTTAGTTTCATTTGTTGCATAACCGTACATCGTGCCCTGGTCACCGGCACCCATAGAACCATACTGCTCGTTGATACCTTCTCTTGCTTCAAGTGCTGTATTAACACCATCTGCAATATCCTGACTCTGTCGATGCACAAACACATAAATCAAAAACTTCCATGGGTTGTATCCAACTTCCCGAAGCACATTTCGAACAATATATCGGATATCGACTTTTTCGCTGCAGGTGATCTCGCCCGCTACGATTATTCTGCCCTTGGTCGCCATAACTTCACATGCTACTCTGGATGCCTTATCCTTACGAAGACAGGCTTCCAAAATGCTATCCGCAATGATGTCACACAGCTTGTCTGGGTGACCGGAACATACGCTTTCAGCTGTTAAAAATCTTTTGCTCATTTCACATCTCCAATCTATTTTTATTTGCCCCTACGGGCAGTAAGAAGTCGTTCCATCACATCGTCCTGCGGATTTAAACCATTGTACTCTGTGGCACAGTTTTCACGGACAATCTGGTAGATTTCCATCCATAGTCTATTGGTCTGGCTCATGAAGTTCTGACTCATCACTACGTATGGACTTTGGATTGCATTACCTGTGGTGGGGTGCTTGGCAAGAAATCCGAATTCGGTCACTGCTTCCTCACACTGTATCCACCGGGCCGCACTCATGGCATAGCGTTCTAAAAGTTGAGGAAGAACAAGATGGGCACATCCCCGTTCTTCAAGCCATTGCCACGTTATTTCATATATTTCTGATGCTATCAGCGTCTTACCGTCCTTTTGAACTGCTGAAAGCATGGCTCTTGGCTGTGGCATCGCCTGACCTTGAAGATCAGCAGCATTTTTAAATTCTATAACTTCAAGTTTTCGTTTACCAGGGTTCCCGGCTGCAATTTTGTCCGCAAGCGGCTTCTTTTTCTGTCCCGAGCCGATACGGGCACCTCCTCGGTTAGTTCCATCCTTGGCCATTTTTCCACCTCTTTTCTACCCGAGGTTAATTCCCTGTTTGAAACCGCGAATTTTCGCGCGTGACCCCCCGCCCGTTCCACGGCACAAGGGTCCCAGAGATTTTGACCGCCCCTACCGCCGCCCCCATCGGCCGCCTTCCCGAGCAGTGATCTCAGAGTGGCAAGGAGTACATAAAGACATGAGGTTTCTCACGTCGTTTGTACCTCCTTGGGAAAGCGGCTTGATGTGGTGTACTTCTTCGGCGGGTGTGATCCGTCCATTCTTCTCGCATTGTTCGCAAAGAGGATGTGCCGCAATGTAGCGGTCACGGATTCGTTTCCACGTCCTCCCGTAACGTTTTTTCACGGCGGGGTCGCGGTCATATTTTTCATAACGGGAAGCTTCTTGTTTCGCATGCTTCTTACAAAAACGACCATCCGTTAACTCAGGACAGCTTGGGAAGGAGCATGGCCGTTTTGGTTTCCTTGGCATACGGCACCTCCTTTCGGGCATAGAAAAAGCCCCCGCGATTTACCACGAAGGCTCTTTACATTTTTTCATACTACCATTATATAACCGGTTTACTAGTAAATCGTCCACGATATTACTCATCACTTTCCATACAAGAGCAATGCCAGATGCCCAAGCGCTCGGTTCTTCTTGTTATAAGCAGAGGAGCGTTCAATGTTAAAGTGGTCACAGATGTTATAGACCGCATCGATTTGCTTTTGCTTGTCATCGAGGTAGAACTCCCTTAGTACGAAACGTTCGTCTTCGGATAGCGCATCCCACGCTGGCTTAAACCATTCCATGTATTCCAAAGCCTGTCGGTAGCGTTCTTTTAACACATTGATTTCATCAATACAGGCAATCAGCTTCTTTTCCCCGGCTTTCGGTTCATGTGCAGATGGCATACCGTTTATAATGGGGGATGCCGGAGAACTCATCTTTTCGTGGATGGTGGCGATATCTTCATCGGTGTGCTCTATGATGTATTGCATACTGCTGTAATCTTTCAACGCATTAATAGCTGCCGCCTTTTTATCTAAATAATGCCAGACAATATTCATCGCATCATACCTCCTTTAAAAGTGTTGCCTTGACCGCATCAATTAGTGCAGCTTGAGTGTTATCCTTATCTTTCAACGCTTTCATCACACGCTCGTCAATGGTGCCTTTTGCTGTCAGATGGTGGATGACCACTGTATCCTTTTGCCCCTGCCGCCAGAGCCGGGCATTGGTTTGCTGATAAAGTTCCAAACTCCATGTCAATCCGAACCAGACAAGGGTTGAACCCCCAGCTTGCAGATTCAGTCCATGCCCGGCAGACGCGGGATGAATGATTGCAACAGGAATTTCTCCTTTATTCCATCTCCTTATGGAATCAGCACTGGATAAAACTTCAACCTCAAAGCGTTTTTGTATCCGAGCCAGATCATGTTTAAACCAGTAGGCAATCAAGACGGGTTTACCGTTGGCTCCTTCGATTACATCCTCTAGCGCATCCAGCTTACGGTCGTGTATATGAATCACCGCACCATGATCGTCATAGACTGCACCGTTGGCCATCTGCAGGAGCTTTCCAGATAACGCTGCCGCATTGGCTGCAGTAATTTCCTCACCTTTAACTGTTGTTATCAGATCTCGTTTCATTCGGTCGAGGGTTTCCATTTCCTTTTCGGAAAGCCTGACTGAAACTTCGTTAATGACCAGCTCCGGCAGTTTAAGATAATCGGAGCCTTTCATGCTGATAGTGATATCCGAAATCAATCGGTAGATTGCTTCTTCTGCTCCCGGCTTTGGTTTGTAGGAGAATATAACTTGCTGATTACGCTTATCCGGCACAAAATAGTCCACTCTGTATCTACCAATAAAGCGCCCCAGTCTTTGCCCCATATCCAAAAGCCGATATTCTGCCCATAAATCCATCAAACCATTAGATGATGGTGTTCCGGTAAGCCCAACAAACCTTTTAACCAAGGGCCTGACTTTCATTAGGCTTTTAAACCTTTTTGCTTGATGGGATTTAAACGAGGATAGCTCATCTACCACTACCATATCAAAATCAAAGGGAATGCCGCTTCTGGAAATGAGCCATTCGACGTTTTCTCGATTGATAATATACACCTGTGCTCTTTTCATAAGTGCTGTTTTTCTCTGAACCTCAGAACCAACAGCTACGGTATATTTAAGCCCTTTAAGATGATCCCACTTTTCAATCTCTGCAGGCCATGTATCTCTGGCTACTCGAAGGGGTGCAATCACCAGAACTTTGCGAACAAGAAAGCTATCCAATGTCAAATCAAAAATGGCGGTTAAGGTAATCACACTCTTGCCAAGTCCCATATCTAAAAACACTGCTGCTATGGGGTGGGTGAGGATATACTCGGTGGCATACGTCTGATAATCATGAGGATTGTATTTCACGAAGTATCCCTCCAATCTGTTCTAAGTGATCCAGGCAGAAAACCAAAAGACCTAGTGATTCTAGCTGTCTTTTTCGCTTTTCCTGAAGTGGCCGTAAGGTTTTACCCTGCGCTTTTACTTCTACAAAGGCGATTTTTCTTTCTGGCAATAAAATCAATCGGTCTGGCATTCCATCAAAACCCGGTGATACAAACTTCAAGGCAAGGCCGCCCATGTCTTTTACTGCTTTTACCAGTTGTTGTTCAATCCATTTTTCTCTCATATATCCTCCCATGTTCCTTAAATCCAAAAAGTCTCTATGCGCGCGTATATACGCGTCTGCAGGTGAATTTTTCTTTTTGTCTTTAGGATTATTTTTAATAATAATTTTTGGAACAATGGAACACAGACTATTAAGTGGCCTAGTTTACAAGGGGCTGCCGCCTGTTCCGATGAGGTGTACCAAACCTTGGTTTTTGTTTCACCGGAACAGATGATAAATGTTCCAGAGAAAAAACAGTTCCATGTGTTCCAAAATAAATCATGTTTTGGGAACATAAACCCATTGTGGTCCATACAGCGGAATGCGCTCTTTTTTTACAAGACCAGTCCATCCTCCGATGCTGGCCATAATCGTGGATATTTCATTACCATCCACTCTTCGAAGGTTAGCTCGATCCTTACCAAAACACTCACACCAAATTTCCATATTCGAAACAGATTCACGTTTCCAAACGCCAACTCGCCTGCTCTCACCAAACTCAGTACCGTTTATAAAGGCTCGACGCTCATATAAATCCATGGTGTCCCAGTCTTCCGGTAAGAGCATGTCGAGATACTCTCTCACCAAACCTTCACGTTCATCGGATTCCATTGCTTCTCGCTGTTCTTCTTTCGCAAGCTTCTCTAGGCTGGCGTCCAGATACAGTTTCTCTCCAGCTTTCACATAGATAAGGGCTTCAGCCCATATCTGCAAAATTTCTTCCTGTTTTAGCTGCCATGACTGTTTTGTGCCATTGCCTGGAGTTTTTACCGGCCAGAATCGACGGTTCCCTGTGGTATCCCTCAAATATCCTTTTTCCGCATTGGTTGTGCCGAAAAATACACACTGTCTTAAATGCGGAGTGGCTCTTCTGCCAAAGCTGGCCCTATAAATATCATTCTGACGGGAAAGGAAACTTCGAAGCGTCTCAACTTCCGCTTTTTTAAGCCCTGCCAATTCTCCGATTTCTAAAATCCAATAGCCTTGTAGTTTTTCAGCAGCAGTCTTATCTTTGGTATCAGATAAGCTCAAACTATCGGAAAACCAATCTCCACCTAATTTGGCGATGAGCGTACTTTTCCCGACGCCCTGCGGTCCATTTAGAACCAGCATGGAATCAAATTTAATGCCGGGAGTAAGCACACGTGCGATAGCTGCACATAGGGTCTTTCTGGTGACAGCCCGTACATAAGGGTTATCCGATGCTCCAAGATAATCGATGAGCAAGGTATCTACTCGCGGCACCTTATCCCATTCCGGGAGAGCTTCAATAAACTCTCGAATCGGATGGTAGGATCGGTCATCGGCCACCTTTGCTACGGCCACATCATAATTTCTTGCAGA